TCATTCGCTAATAGGGATAAATTTTCGTATTATAATAATAATAATAATAATAATAATAATAATAATAGCCCATGGTTTAATAGAGTATATCTCTGTTACGAAGATACTGATTCTCATGAGGCAGATTTATCATTAGCAATTAAAGGTTTCAAATGTTACAGATATAATTCGTTTGAAAATGCTGATAGAGCATGGAATAATGATAGAAAAGAACTACATAAATTAAAATTAAGAGTTACTATGATACCAATATGCAAATGGGTTCCAGTAATATTAGATAAATATATATTAGATTGGAAATTAAAAAATATGTATTGGTTAGGACAGCATAAAGTAAATACTGGAAATACTAGATATAAATAAAAATATCTTGAATATACTTACAAGTAATAAATAAATTTTAAGTATATTTTATTTTGTTTAACTGTGTTTATGATTTGCAATAATTAAATATCTAAGCTTACTGTATTACTGGCCGACTTCTTTCGACGTCCACTTCTCTTAGGCATATTTGCATCAGATTGCAAATCCTTTAAGTCATTAATACTTATCGTGCTATTATCATTTGTATTTTGTGTTGGTTGTTGAATATTTATTGTTTTGGTCTTTAGTCCAGAGAGAATATCACTAATATCACTAGGTCCCTTCATTTCTGGACGGGATTGTTGTCTTCTACTTGTTCTATCTTGTAGATCAGGTCTTTCAAAATTCTCTCTAAGATTGATACCATCCTCAAAATTACTCTTACTCATATTTAAATCTGGTCTTGCAAAATTATTGTTACCTGGTCTTCCAACTGGTGGAGGAATTGAATTTGGACCTTGAGTAGCCATTGGTGGTGGTGGACCCATGCCTCTAGGAGCGTCTCCGAAGGTACCGTTGTTTGTAGGGCTCATTATATTTGACATGAAACCTCCAAATCCTGGATTATTTTGTGCCATAGAATTAACAGCAGCATTTTGGAATGAACGCATCAAGTCAGGATTTTGACGCAATATATCGTCCATACCAGGCATTGCGCTCTTAAACATAGTATTAGTCATATGCACCATCATTGCACTACCTCCAAGCTGAAACAATAATTTCAATTCAGGTGCCATAGATGCCTTGCTCTTATATTTTTCATGTAATTCGCCAAAAATATCATCATAATCCGTAATATTTTCTTGTACTTGTTCAGACCAACCATCTAATTTAATATCAAATGGATCAAATTTGTTATTTAAAAATTCAATACCATTAATGATAGCCATAAGCATATTTCCTTGAAACTTCACTGAATTCTGCTTTGTTTTTTCTTCCATGATTGTTTCATATTCACCCATCATTTCTTGTAAAGACGACTCCATGGAGTATTTTTTAGATAGTTCAACACCCTTCTTTTCAAGAGCTATAAATTTTCTTAGATATTTGAATTTCTCTCTAAGCATTTCTTCTTTAGATAATTTTGGTTCCATGGGAATTGGTTTGTCAGGATTTAAAGGTATGTTATTAAATTTTCCATAACCATCCCATGTTTTGTTATCATTTTGAGTATCGGAAGTTGCCTTTCCTAAATTGCTATCATCAAATCCACTTAATTTGATAGAAGGTCCATCGCTGAATGAAACTGATGGTTTGTCAAATAAATCAGATCTAGGAGCAAATCCAGTAGAAGGAATATCATCCACCAAATCATTTAGTTCATTTTCAAGTTTATTTAAATCATCTAAATTAATGTCACTGGTTGGTCGTGAACTTTCTCTTACTTTGTCATTCATTAATAACTCTAATCCTCCACCAAAATTAGAAGAAGAACGCCCAAAATCTCCATCATTTAAATCGAGTTCAGTAATTTCCATTAAATCAGCCATATTTATTGATTAAATAGAACATTTAATTTTAAGTAATACGAATTACAATTAATATATTTGAAATTAATTGAATTAATTCAAATTCTAAAAATATTTCAATTTAAATTCTAAAGTTTTTTGTTATTGATAAACCATAAGCCTTGTAAAAATGAATCAGATAAATCGTCTTTCTTTTTATGTCCATTAAAATAATTTATATGCTCATTAAATCTAAAATCTAATGTTAAAATTCCTAAACATTTTGCTATGCCTAATTTTTTTCTGTCACTGTACTTTTCTTTATCTTTTATATCGCAATCTTTCAATTTATTTGATGCTGATATAAATTCTATATGTTCTACATTTAAATTTGACATAATAAAATATTGAACTATCATACCTTGAATTGTTTTCATTCTAATTGCTAATGGTCCTATTTGATTTTCAATGATAACATAGTCTATTTTACCTTCATCTTTAAAAGTTTCATTAAATTTATTTTTTATATTCACGCCAATATTAAACAAATCGACTTCGTTTGCTTTTTTGCTTTCAATTGTTTCAAAATATGATTGTTGTATATGTTCATTAATTAAATTTACTAAATCGGTTTTTTTTATTTTTTGGTCATATTTAATGCTATGATTATCGGCAATTTCATAAAGTTGTGCAATTTTTTGTTTATTGATAAATGATGGTTTTTGTTCGGATGAAGGTATCTGATATTGTTGTTTTTTAGAATGTTTAGCACAATAGCATTTATCGTCTTTCTTAAATTTGGCTGGTTTATTACATAAACTATTTTTTTCGGAAAAGGTACATTTTAAAGTTTCCTCTTGAGAAATATTAATAACATCCCATTTTGTCACCTTAAATTGCTCATCTGTTGGTAATTTTACAAAAAGACAAAAGGCTAAATTTTTGATGCCAACATCGATAGATAGTATTTTCATTATAATAATAAATTATAAAAACTTATTATTATGTTGTTTATATTTATATTTTATATTTTATATATTGTTTATTGTTTATTTTTGAAATCAGCAGGGTTAACTGATGGTGCAACTAATCTGGCATTTAATTGTTCTCTCGATAAGTATGGATTTTTAAGATCCGAGTTGCAATAACCATATCCTGGTTTGCTCGTATCAAATATGCCTTTAAATCTAAAAGGTACATTATCAGATGGTGTTTTTCCACTATTTACGTGTGGATCTAATAAAAGTGTGTAACATGCTTCTTGATTATTATAATTCATAATTTGCATTCCATTATTTTGTAGGTATTGGCGATAACCCCAATTTGTCTGAATACCTTCTTTCATTTGGATACGCTCATTAACTAGAGCATCAGGTTGCCATTGTGACCATAAACGTCCGTCAGCCATTTTTGCAGGAAAATTAAAATCGATACTATTACTTGCTGAATAACAATTTTCCCAACCATATTGTTTTGAATTGTCTGTTTCATAATTTGTGGCCCAACTCATATCTATAATTTATGTTTATAATAAAATTTTCTAAAACTTATTCAGCACCAAGTAATTTAAGTAAATCTTGTTTCTTTAATTTTGATACATCTGAATTACTTGCTAAGCCTTTTTCGACAGCAATGCTTCTAAGCTTTGGCAATTGCAATTTTTTATAGTCAATGGTATCGTGTGTATCATCTCCTAAATTGATTGAAATTGTTTTTAAATCACTTGTAGAAGGAATAGTGAGTTCTTCTAAAGAATTCTTAATTTCTTCTGACTTTTCATCATATTTTAAATCCAATATTTCCTCAACATAATCTTCTGCTATTTCAGGGATATCATCATTTATATTAAATTCGTCTAAATCATCATTTTGGTCAAATTCTAAATTATCAGCTTCTTCATATGAATGAATATCTTCAACTTCTTCATTTGATACTTGTAATTTAATAACTTTTACTTCATCTTCCGATTGTTCGTCTTCATCTTCCGATTGTTCGTCTTCATCATCCGAATGTTCTTCGTTTTCATTATCTGCATCTTCTATTTCATCATCATCTGTTTCTTCTTCATCTTTCTCTTCTTCATATTCTACTTCATCATCATCTGTTTCCTCATCATCTGAAACTTCAATTAATTTATTTGTATCAGAAATTCCTAAATTATCCTTAATAGATATATTTGGATTATTTCCTCCTCTTATAATGAATTGATTTACTCCCATTTTAATTCCATTCATATCCTCTGCTAATGTAGATACTAAACTTAACATAGAAGCAATTTTATGGTTTTGTTCTCTCATTTTACTTTCAAAATAAACTACAATAAGTGCTACAGCAAGTACTAGTATTCCTAAAAACATTAAAAATGTTGGATTTAATAAATCAGTTACGGATGTCATTATATTACAAAAAGAACATATA